TTTGGAAATGGTTCAACCTTTCCACAAGTTCTTTGTGATGATCAAAAGTTGGGAGGATGTAGTGACACCATTCAGTTTCTCAGAGAAGAAAAAGTTATCTAATCGAGACATAAATAAAACTACCATCCGTGAGGTGAATCGCGGAGTTGAACTTATTCTTAACGGGGGGAAGAAGCAGAAAAAACCATTTCATATTATATTTGATCAGATGGTATCCTTCTTCAATAGGGAAGTAACTATCTACTTTGAATTTTCCTTAAAGGCAAGGAAGAAAAATTAGTTCCCAGAGGTAAGAGCAATGTTAGCAGTAAGTTTAGTCTTAGGTTCATTCTTAACCATCTTGTTTCTTTTAGTGGGACTAATTGGAGGTTGGACTGCTAGAGAATATATGATGAACTATCGGGAAGTACCTAGACCTCACCCCGAAATGTTTGATAATCAAGGAAACTTAATTCCTGATGAGGTAATTGCATTTAATTTTGAAAACTATCATGACGACAGCGAAGAAAGCGACGACAGCGAGGACTAAAAAACCCGCAACACTGAAAGTTGTGAAGGAACCACAATCCATTCCCGACCTTCCAGCAAATCCATTTATTTTTGAGATCTTTGAACTCTGTGGAAAACAACGCAGTAAAGCAAAGAAAGTGGAAGTGCTTCAAAAATATGCACATCCATCCCTAAAAACAATTTTTATTTGGAACTTTGATGATACAGTTCAATCTGTATTACCTCCAGGTGATGTTCCTTATGCAGCACTTGATGGTGAAGATGGGTTTCGTGGAACTCTCACCGAAAAGATTGATGATGCTGTATCAAAAATGGGTGAACTTGGATCCAAATCTCTTGGATCTCAAGATCAGGGTCAAACCTCACTCAGAAAAGAATATCAAAAGTTCTATAATTTTGTAAAAGGTGGCAACGATGGTTTAAGTAACCTTCGTAGAGAAACTATGTTTATCAATATTCTCTCTGGTCTTCACCCATTGGAAGCACAAATTGTTTGTCTAATCAAAGATAAACAACTTGAAACAAAATATAAGATCCCCAAAGAAATTGTATCTGAAGCATATTCTGATATTACTTGGGGAAATCGTTCATAATGATAAAGGAAGTCACAGAGGTGTCAACAGATACCGCTATCGAAAAGAAACCTATGCATTCTTGGACACAATCAGAAAAAGAAAACTCCAAAAAAAAGTATGGAGTAGAAATTATGATTGATAATGGTACTTTGGATCAAGTGAGAACAAAAGATTGCCCTAATGACGCTAATATTGTTACATACGTTGTTGATGGTCAAGTGCGATATGACCTTACACGAGGTTCAAAAGCAGTAAGTATTTTTAATATGTACTGGGATAAATTTCGTGATGGTTTGAAAGGTATTGATTATGGTCAGGGTACACATAATCCTAAGTTGTGGGGAGCACCACCCCCTAAAACCAAAAAGAAGAAATAATTTCAAAATTGTCGGTAAATTTTTCCGGCAATTTTTTTGACTGTAGGGATTTTAAATAAAATGCTTGTGCTGATACGAAGACACTTGACTAAATAATGTATGAGGTCTATAATGAGACCTGTCGTTCATCCCACTCTGTGGGACGCAAGTAAGTCGCGGAACGGAGCCGTTCATCCCATGATTGAATTTCTTTTTTATTCATCACTCACATGTCAGCAAGCCGATAGCATTATGCTACGGATGCAGAGACATGAAGATCTTAGTAATCAAATTAAGATTGAGTTGGTAGAGGCCATTAAGGAGTCTACACCTGAGTGCTATTGGGACGCAAACGACTAAAGGAACGGACCTAAAAATCCAACTACTTTAGGAGTAACTACAATGAACACCCTTCAAATGGTAAAAAGGCAGATCAATAAAGCTGCCGCACTGCATAACGCACAGATTACCCACACCTCATATCGTGGTGTTGAGTATGATACCCGTTGTGTAGAAAGTAAAGAGTCGCACGGTACATTCTGCTATCGTGGTCGTACTTATACTAAGTGATTCATTAACTTACATTGCAGAGAGGGACATAATCCCTCTCTTTTTTTGTCTTTAAGTAACGAATTAACAAATGTTAGTGAATTAACACAAAGTAGTCTACATAGTATAGAATTAAGGCTAGCCTATGAAGTAATTCCTTCTTATGGTGTTAAAATCTATGGAGGTGAAAATGCATAATCGCATTTCCCGTAATCAATTGGCAGAATGGGTGCATATTGAAAATGTACTCTCTAAATCTAACGAAGAATTGGATTTAGTAAATGACTACTTTGATTGTTTAATCGAATGCGAAGAAGACCAAGGAACATGTAAAAGAATTTGTAAAATTCTACTAGCAAACTAATTTAAAATTGGGGGGTTCGCCCCCCTTTTTTTGTGCTATAATATCTATAGTGTACACACTATTATGGACAAAGAACGATTGAAACTCATCGTCCGTAACTTGGAACTCTTGGTTGATGGGTTAAAAGCAGAGGTATATTCTGATCCGAGTGCTTACATAGATAAGCGGGAGAATTTTGATGATCCTCCACACTATGGCGACTACGACGAGGTTTTTAACGATGACGATGGGTATCCCGACTGATAGGGCAAGAAAGTATATGAAACTGCTTCGCAGATTAGTGAAGCAAGAGCATCTTTACAGTGAAGAGAAACTGGTTGAGATGAAAAAACAACTGCGATCCCTTGAGGAAGAATTGGCAGTATTAGAGAAAAAAGTATCAAAAGGATTTAAATGAGCGTAAAACTGATTAGTGTAACTCCCGATGCGGAGAAGATGATGGCATACGTTGCTCGTGTGTCAAATCCTAACAATCAAGAAAATCCAAACTATGCAAAACTGTTGGGTTATTGCATCAAACATAATCATTGGTCTGTGTTTGAGCAGGCATTTATGACACTAGAACTTGAAACTACCAGAGGGGTAGCAGCTCAAGTGCTCCGACATAGATCTTTCACATATCAAGAATTTTCACAACGCTATGCTGATTCTTCCCTACTCGCGGAGACGATCCCTCTACCTGAACTACGGCGTCAAGACACCAAGAATCGTCAGAATTCTATTGACAATATTGACCCGTTTGTCCGTCAAGAGTTCCAGATCAAAATGCAACGACACTTTGATGAAGCAATGAAACTCTATCAGGAGATGCTTGATGCATCGATTGCAAAGGAATGTGCTCGTTTTGTGCTTCCTTTAGCAACGCCCACCAAAATCTATATGTCGGGCTCGTGTAGGTCGTGGATCCATTATATAACTTTGAGGACTGCTAACGGTACTCAGAAAGAGCATATGGATCTTGCAGAAGGTTGTAAAAAGATCTTTATTGAACAATTTCCCACCTGTGCAGAAGCACTTGAGTGGATCTAAATATTTTATATTGAATTGATAACATGGCAACATATCCGATTATTAATAAAGAAACTGGTGAGCAAAAAGAAGTCGTTCTAAGTGTTCATGAATGGCCAAAGTGGTGCGAAGAAAATAGTGATTGGATTCGTGACTGGTCTGACCCATCTACTTGCCCTAAACCAGCAGAAGTTGGTGAATGGAGAGATAAATTGGTCGCAAAAAATCCTGGATGGAATGAAGTTTTAAACAAGGCATCTAAAGCACCTGGTTCAAGAGTAAGAAGGATTTAGTATGGCAAGAAGAAAAAGAACATCTGCAGAACAACCTATTGGGGTTGGTCTTACAACCAAGCAGATGAAGCGGAAAAAACCGCTTAGTCGAGAATATTTGGTTGATATTGATCCTTTATCAGATAATCAAAAACGACTATTTGATTCTTATAACGAAGGCAAACATATTATTGCATATGGATGTGCAGGTACAGGAAAGACCTTTATAACCCTCTACAACGCACTTCGTGATGTCTTAGATGAGAACACCCCATATGAGCGTATCTACCTTGTACGTTCTCTTGTTGCTACTAGAGAGATTGGTTTTCTTCCTGGATCTCATGAAGATAAGGCAGATATTTACCAGATTCCTTATAAGAATATGGTCAAGTATATGTTCCAAATGCCTAGTGATGCTGACTTTGAGATGTTGTATGGTAACCTGAAGTCTCAGGAATCGATCAAGTTCTGGTCCACTTCATTTTTACGTGGAACCACTCTTGATAATGCTATTGTTATTGTAGATGAGTTTCAAAATCTAAACTTCCACGAACTTGATAGTATTATTACTCGTGTTGGTGAAAATACTAGGATTTGTTTCTGTGGCGACTCTCGTCAGTCTGATTTAAATAAGGCGAATGAGAGAAATGGTATTGTTGATTTTATGAACATCTTGCGTAAAATGCAATCATTTGATATAATTGAATTTGATGTAGATGACATTGTTCGTTCTGGACTTGTCAAAGAATACATTATCGCAAAAATGGAATCTGGATTTTAATGTTCAATCACGTTGATGTGGATCTTCCATCTCTAGAAAGAGAAACTATTGATGGGGTCCGTTATTATAAAGTGCCTGATGAAGAAGAACTCCTTAGACTGGTCTCCATTACTTCGGTGACCAGTCATTTCAATAAGGAAATCTTTGTCAAATGGCGTAAAAGAGTTGGTAATGAGGAAGCAGATCGTATCACTAAACGTTCTACAAGACGTGGTACAGATATGCATACATTGGTTGAATACTTCATAAAAAATGAACAACTACCCGATGTTCCTCCTATTTCTAAATTTCTTTTTAATATCTGTAAAGAGAAACTAAATCTTATAAATAATATTTACGCCCTTGAAGGGTCTCTGTACAGCAAACAATTAGGCGTAGCAGGGACTGTAGATTGTATCGCTGAATACGACGGCGAGTTAGCTATAATCGACTTCAAAACATCTGCCAAACCCAAACCACGGGAATGGATCGATCATTATTTTGTACAGTGCATGGCATATGGTTGTATGCTGTATGAACTGACTGGAATATCAGTCCAAAAACTTGTAATTATTATGGCTTGTGAAAATGGAGAATGCGTCGTCTATGAAGAAAGAGACAAATCAAAGTACATCAAACTTCTTACCGAGTACATTGGAAAGTTTGTTAGAGATAAACTGGAGCTCTATGGAACCTAATAAAGAACTAGAGAAGGCAATCGAAAGTAAATTTCTAACTCCTTCCAAATTTGCTTTGGAGATTGAAAAAATTGCTTCCGAAGAAAAATTTAACTATATTGATGCTATCGTACACTATTGCGAAATCAATGAACTTGAGGTAGACTCAATTACCAAACTCGTTTCAAAACCTCTAAAAGAGAAACTTAAGTGGGATGCGACACGTCTCAACTTTATGAAACGAACTTCAAGAGCAAAACTTCCTTTATGATCGTGACACCCTTTGAAACATATCAACATTATTTGTCACTAAAAAATCATTTCACAAATCCCAAATACGACTTCTTCAAATACGGAGCTAAGACTCGTGCCAGTGTGTCCTCTTTCAATAAGAGAAAGGATAAGTACTGGTTTGAGAAGACTTCTCGTAAGTATTCTGATGAAGAGGTCGTTAATTTTTTAGTATCTAATTTTTCTGCTGCGGATAACCCACAAAATCTATGGATTGGAGAAATTATCAATTCTGGCGAAAGGACTTACGCCGAATGGAAAAAACGGAGACAGAGTTCGACTTACTTATTCAAAGAACAAAGCAACGAGTTGTTCTCGGAGAACGAATTCAAGAAACTATTCGATTGTTCCAAAGGACATCCCATCCTGCTCAAAAGATACTTAAGCGGGAGATTGTCTCTAGAAAACTTCGTGATCTACGAAAAAATCTTCCATTTTTCAAAAAATTTCGATAAGAAATTAACTGATCCAGTATGGGAAACTGTCAGTTTGAAATTAAAAAAATATAGTCCCTTCATAAATATTGATGTATTCAATTACAAAAAACTTCTACGGTCAATAGTAAATGAGTGAATTTTTCGACTCCGAAATTATTCAGGAGGAACTAACCGAAATTAACAATCTTCAAGAGAAAATCTATGGTTCTCTCTTTGATTTTGGTATGATGTCCAAAGAAAACCAACTGGAACATATTGATATACTCATAAACTTGCTAGAAAAGCAAAGAGTGATGTATACTAGATTATCTCTTTCAGACGATCCTCAAGCGGTTGAGATGAAAGAGAATCTTCGCAAGTCAGTCGCAATGATGGGTTTCCCACCTGAGACTGATATGACTATGCTATTCAGTAGTATGAATGCAACCATCGAGGCACTCAAAAAAAGTGTTGACGCCTGATGGATTCCCTGTTATACTATCCAAGCAAATCCAAACAATCTAACCTATCCGAGGTATCTAAATGTCTTTCGCAGACCTTAAAAAGCAATCCAAACTGGGCTCCCTGACTCAAAAACTAGTCAAAGAAGTCGAAAAAATGAATAACACTGGCGGTTCTTCTGATGAACGCCTTTGGAAACTGGAGTGTGATAAGAGCGGCAATGGTTATGCCGTAATCCGTTTCCTACCTGCACCTGATGGTGAAGACCTCCCCTTTGTGAAACTATACTCTCACGCCTTTCAAGGTCCTGGTGGTTGGTACATTGAAAACTCTCTGACTAGTTTGGGTCAGAAAGATCCTGTATCTGAGTACAACTCTTTGCTATGGAATAACGGCACTGATGCAGGTAAAGATCAAGCACGTAAGCAGAAGCGTAAACTGACTTACATCAGCAACATCTATGTTGTAAAAGATCCTGCTAACCCTCAGAACGAAGGTAGAGTGATGCTGTATAAGTACGGCAAGAAGATCTTTGACAAACTC